GCGGCCGGGGTTGCGGCCGACCTAGAGCTTGCACCGGACACGAGCCGCAACACGTTCCTCATGGTTACACAACAGCTCGCTCAGAACTATACCAAGCCGCCGGCAATAACCACCGAAAGCGATGCCGATCTTTCCGCAATAGTGACGCCTCGCTTGTGGCCAACCCAACGCGCAAACGAGCTCAAGACGCGGGCGCTTGGTGAGTCCATAATTAAACTCGACTGGTCAGTAGACGGCGAGGTGGGTTATCAGATTATAGATCCCGCAACGGTGGTGCTAATACCAGACCCCGACAGACCAGACCGTCCGATCTGTGTTGAGTGGCTACGGTTGCGCGAGGGCGGTGTTTGGACTTGGGAAATATGGAACGCCAAGGACGGCACATTTAGAATCGAGGCCCAAGATGATCGCGGCGTTCGGACTGATGTGACCGCAGATTACGCGCCGGAGTTGGAGGGCGCATACCCGCACCAAGACGGCGAGGGCTTCATATTGCCGTTCGTTTTATACCACAGCGAGATCGGCGCTCGGCTATGGAACTACACCACCGGCGCAGAGCTCGTGAGCTCTACCCTGCGGGCGTGTAGCCTTTGGAGTAGTTGGCAAGAAGGATTCGTCAACAGCGCCCACCCTCAACGATATGCTTTGGATGCGGATAGCCAAGCGGGTGTCACGCGTAACATTCGCGGCATCTCTGTCGATGTTATTCCAACGGATCGAAAATCGATACTCAAGTTCCGCTCCACAGGCCAAGGCGGGTCAACGCTTTCGCAGTTTGCGCCGGCTATGGAACCGCGCAGCGCGGCCGAGGCGCTCAACACATACGAAAGCGGGTTGGCAATCTATGCGGGTTTGAACCCGTCCGACCTACAAACCACCGGCGCTCAAAGCGGGTACGCCATTGTCGTATCGCGGGACGGCCAACGGCGCAAAGCTGAGGAGATCGCGCCGGCGCTAATGATGTCCGATAAACTGTTACTCGCAACGGCGGCTCGGTTGGCTAACCTTTACAGCGGCGCGGCATTACCAACCGATCCCAATGATTACTCTGTGCAATACAGAGGCCTCGAAGAAAGCCCAGCCGAGCGGAAACAAAATGCCGACGCTGTTGCTCTAGAGTTAGAGCTTGGATTGCTTTCCCGCGTTGAGGCGCTGCGCCGGTTACAGCCGGAGATCACTACGGACGCGGAGGCCGTGGAACGATTACTAACAATTGACCAAACCAACAAAATCCTATCAACCCCCGATGAGGTGATTAATGAGTGAAGAAGACCAAGCACCACCAGCTCCGGACATGGTGCCAAGCGCCCGACTCCGTGAAGAAACAACCAAGCGCACAGAAGCAATCGCTGCGCGTGACGCAGCTATGGCCTCGCTGGTTGAACTGCAAACAAAGTTCGAGGCGTTAAGCCAAACAAGCGCAGCGGCATCAGAGACACACGCACAAGACCTCGCGCTATATGGTGCCGGCGTTACAGATAATGAGGTGCGTGATTTTGTGCGCTCTAGGTACGAACCAGAAGAGGGTTCGACGTTTGGTGATTGGTTAGCTAAACAACAGGCCGACCCGTCGCCATTGTTGGCTCCGTTTTTAGGTAGCAAAAAAGAGGCACCGGCACCGGCACCAACACAAGAAAAAGAGCCGGAGCCAGAACCAAAGGCGGCTCCGAAAATAAACAAAGGCGCGGCACAACCGGCAACGCACAGCTCGCAACAATGGAGCAATGAAGAGATCAAGACGGCCCGCGCTAAAAACCGAGGCGGGCTTGGTGCAAACAAAGATGAGATCCTCGCCCAGTTGCGGGCGGAGGGTCTAATAAGTTAAGCAAGAAACAGCCACAACGTGACGCACGACGAAACAATGCGATAGGCTGATAGACAATATTAAATCAAACCTATTTCATTTTGAGGTGCCCACAATGGCAAACGTAACATACGCAGGACTCTTATCTAATGGCGGGCGCATAAGCTCCGTCCTCTCCGCATTGGTGCAAGAAAAGCTCCACGACCCAACTGATCTTCGAGCCGTTATGACTCAAGTTCCTTGGTTATCTGCTGGCTCAGATACCATCGACGTAACGCTTGACGCAACGCCAGGTCCATACGCAACGGCCGCAGAAGCTGCAACAACAGCGGGCTCGGCTTACGGTACTGGAAAGTTCCAGCTCCAAGCTGTTAAAAAGACACGCGTCTACTCGCTGACAGATTTGTTCGGTGTAACAGGAGGCCCTATTGACATGGAGCGTGTTGTTGCGAACCTGACTGCTGGAGTTGGCCTAACAATCACCGACTTGTTGACTGCGCTGTTTCCCGCAATCTCGAACAATGTTGGTGCTTCCGGTTCTGATCTGACTGTAGCTAACCTCTACTCAGCCCAGTTCCAACTCAACCTCTCGAACGCTCAAGGGCCGTACACCGCAGTTCTTCACCCGCAACAGGTGAATGATTTCCGTACATCTCTACGCGCTGAGGCTGGTGCGATCCAATACGTTCCTGCGACCGCTGAAATGTTGGCCACTAAGGGACCAGGATTTCAAGGCAGCTGGAACGGTATCGACATCTACCAAAGCGACAGCGTCCCACTCGTCAACACAAACGCCGACAGAAATGGTGCGCTTTTCTCTAGCGCGGCGTTTGCGTATACTATGGCACCGGTGCGTTCTGCGCTTGTACCACAGGAAAGCGTCTTGGTTGATGCGGGTGAGTTGTTAGTAGAAATTCAGCGCGATGCTCAAAAGGGCTTGACTCATGCTGTTGCTAACATCTTCACAGGAGTTGCAGAAGCACAGGATCTCGCGGCCGTTGGTATTATCACCGACGCATAATCAATAACCGTTCCACCTTTTCCCCGAGGATATTATGTCAAACGCTATCAGATTAACAACACCAACAGCCGTCCCAACGGCGGTCGACAAACCCACCGGACTTCCACTCCGGCAGGGGGCGCGGCCGGCTCTTCCTTTTGTCTATGCGGTATATCCGCGAGGCTGGGAATACGTTGAGGGGTTTGGATTTTTGCCACAGATGCGAAAGATAATCGCGAAGGCTGGTTGTAATGGTGTTGGAAGTGACGGGCGTTTGAGTAAGCCCATCGCGGCAATCTCGGAAAAAGGCGGGACGGTTGTTATGCCGGAAGATCCTCGGCTTGGTGATTATCAACATTATGTTCGCGCCTACGATACAGAACACGGCGGGAAATGGTTTGTTGATTTTTGCCAGACCGCAACGGTACTCCCTACAGGCGAAATCTTGTGGGGCGTTACCGAGCCGGACGCTTGGAACAAATTCAGAGCGCACATTCGCGACTCTGGTATTGTGCCGCCGTTGTTGGCTGAAATATATGAGGTGATTGTTGTATCTGAGAAAAACCAACTAGACCAACTCGCCGACACAGTACATGGAAACCCACGAGCTCAAGCTCGTTATGATGCGCTCGAAAAGCGGGTGCAAGCTATGCAAGATTGCTGGGCCGCCGAACGCGAAAAGCTAATCGCGGCAACAAAGCCAAAGCCAATCAAAGCAAAGAAAGTCAAGGTGATGAAATGAGCCGCGATGCTGTAGACCGCATGACCAAGCAAATAATCCAAACCAACAAAGGCAAAGTATCACCGGCCCAAGCTAAAAAGATCGCGGTCAAGGCCGCAATCAGACACGAGCGCGACAGCGCCCGAAGGGGAAAGAAGTAAATGGCCACTAGGTACTCGGCGCGGTTTGAGGGTGTTACGCTTATTGAGCGTGATGCGGCGAATATTGTGTCGGTATCTATTGAGCGGGCAAACGCTGCGCCCACTATAGCCTCGGCGACTTTTTCTTTAATTGACCCGAACGGAACCGCGTTGATTGATGCGCAATCCGCAACGGTTGCGGGCGGTGTTGTGTCTTATACAATAGCCGACACGGTATTAGCTGACCAAGAGTACGGCCAACGCTGGCTCGTGAAGTTTGCTGTAACAATAGCCGGCGCCGTTTATACTTATTACAATGACGCGGCGGTTTGCCTTGCAAGGTTATCACCGCCAATAACTCACGCGGATATAACTGCGCGGCATGGCGATATCACAAACCTACTTCCCTCCGGTACCACATCAACCCAAGGCTACATCGACGCAGCTTGGGTAGAGATTACCGGTGACCTATACAGCGACGCCGTCCCGTTTTGGACGCTGCGCACCGTTAGCGCATTACGCCAGCCTCTAATAATGCGAGCACTGGCTTTGATTTTTAGGGACTTTTCAACGCTAGTCGATGCCTCTGATAAGTATGAAATCCTTTCCGATGATTACGAAGAAAAAGCAAAGGCCGCGCTCATGAAGCTGCGCGGGTTTTTTGACCGTGGCGAGGCCGATACAGTAGACGGCGAGCGCAAACCGACGGCAGGGCTTATTCAATTATCATCTAGTCGACGGCGGCAATATTGACACCGGCCGGCGCATTGACTGCAATGATTGCGCGGCTCCAAACTGTGAGCGGTTTGGATCAAGCGCGGTCCCCTCTTGGCGTCCGTAACGCTTCGGCGAGCCGGATTGATGGGTCTTTTTCTGTTCGATCTGGGGGACTAGCATTAGCCGACGGCGGTGGTAGGGGTCGAGTAGATGCGCGTGGCCTTCGGGTCGCGCAAAGGCTAACAGTCGAGCTCGGACACCAGTTAAAACCAAGCGCGGGCGCATCCGCACCGGTGCCGGCGTTGGAAGACCTCCATGCTGCAATAAAGGCAATCCATACACCGGACACAACACTAACCCGAGAGGGTTTTGTTGTTATAGCTGACATATCATCTGAGTATGTGGGGAGCGGTGCTTACTTGGTACACACCATCGAGATCGATCTGCAATACTACATCGCGCTGGTGTAAATGTGGGCGCGGTTAGTGTGGACATTAGGCTCCCCGATATTGATGCCTACATTGTACAGAAACACGGCCAACCGAGATCACTAACGCCAGAAGAGGCCGACATTCTTTCATCGTTTGCCAGTTTAATACTACAGGCAATCCGAGATCGTTGGCCGGTGGATACAGGTACTAGCCGAGATCGTTGGGAGGTTAGTACAGTTCCCTCCGGCGGCCGTATTTCTATACTCGTTGAGAACCCGTTGTATTATGCGGAATATGTTCATGATGGTTTGTGGCGCACACTAATTCCGGCGATCTGGAATATTGTTAAGCCGGACGTTATGCGCACATTGAAGTTCGCAATAGATAAAACAGAAACCAAACTAAACAGCACCACATCAATCTTCTCAATATTCCGAGGGCTTGCATCATGAGCGATCCCGTATCCATAGAAATCACAACATCAATAGACCTGACCCACATAATGCAACGGCTAGAGGGCGAGGCGTTAGAGGTGTTTGAGGATCACGGAAAGATCATGGAAGAAGCTATTCGGGCGAAGTGGGTTGGCTGGAAATATATTGGCCGCGATCGTGCCTCTATAGGAAACTCCCGCGCCGGTTGGGGGCACACCTTGCAAGCTACAGAGGGGAAGCGCGAAATAAACTTCTTCAACAAAGCCCGCGATTATTACACGGGTGAGGCTTATGCCGCCAAAGTGTCCAGAAAAAAAGGCGCGACACCGGAATGGATTATCATGCGCGATATGTTGATTGTTGATTACCTACCGGCCATGATTAAAGCAGTGACGGCCGCAGTTGCCAAGGGCATGAAAGCGGGGCCGAAGAAGAAGGTGCGTGAAAACAGGTCGACGGGTTATACTCGAATTAGCATAACTTGAAGGAGGGTTGGCAATGGCTGCATCAGTAGTTCCAAAGATTATGAGGGACGGAACAATTACCGTCATTTCTGGAGGCGGCTCGCCCGTCACATATACAGTCGAATACGAAGACGGAGATTTCGCCTTCTCTAAGGAGAAAGATGCGCGTATTGTTATACGCGATCGAGGCGTTATTGTTGGAGTAAGGAAAGGCGATAGCCCAGTTATCACTGGCTCGTTCACTGTACACCAACGGGACTTCACAGACGGAACGGCGCTAACGCTTGTTGATATGCTCGATAAAACCGGCGCGGCAGCGGGGCACACTTCAACAGGCTCCGGCGCGTTTGAGGAGTTTATGGTTGATTTCAAACTCACAATCGAGGGCAGTGACCACAATGACACCGCAGACGGCTCCGCTACATTCTCGAAATGTGTTGCGGTGTGGAACTTTGCAGAGGGCCAACCAAACAAGATAAGCGTTTCTTTCGAGTGCTTTGGTGGGATAACCTTTACAGGGCAGAGCTAGACAATGGACTTAACTAAATTCCCCAAAGTTTTTCCGAAGTCCTTTGTTGCTAGGTTGGATCTGGTTACCGCGTTAGGCGCTGGGCCGGATACCTCTACACTCGCTCGACTTTGCGCTGCGGCCACACTCCTTCGGGTAGATGTGCCGGAAAGCCCCAAAAGAAAGAAAGGTGAGGCAATTGCCGATTTCGGCGAGCGCTCGCTTGAGTGGTTGATGGGAAAAGGCGTGGCACCTACTACGATTTTCCAGATCGGCTCGGAGTGCGCTTCTGAGTTAGGCGAATCGCTTCCTAGTGTGCCGGAGGTAGATGATGCGGTAGCGGATTTTCAAGAAGCGGTCTCGACCGATTAGCTGTTGTCGTTGGCAGGGAGTGGGGCAAGACCCCCGACTGGTTCTACTCCCTACCCCGAAACCAGCAAATAGACTTGATCGCTGAATACGCAATAAGGCACGAAACCGAGGACGAGTTAGCAGTTAGAAAGCGCAGACGGTTTGATAGATTAGTGAGGGGGGAGCATGGCGGTTAACGGTGGAGATGTAAAGTTCACGCTATCGGGTGACTCTACCAAGCTCAACGCATCGCTCCGAGACGCGTCTGCTAACCTTGGCAAGATGCATCGCGCCGGACAAGGTGCCGCCAATAGTTTATCCAAAGAACTAAAAACGGCCGCCAAAGGTGCGGCGATTGGGTTGGCCGCCGTCGGGACTGCAATGGCGGCAACAGCGAAAGCGGGCTTCTCGTTAGCGGCGGCCTCAAGTGCTTATCTCGATGAGATGGTTCATGGCGCTGCGCTCGCTGGGCTTACCACCAAAGAGTTCACGACTATGGGTTTCGCTATAGAGGCGGCCGGTGGAAAAGCGCATCAGCTCACTCCAGCGATGGCCACCTTGACGGACGCGATGGCATCGGCGCGGGAAGGGACAGCGGCATATGAAGACGCGTTCGGTGCGTTGGGTGTATCTGTAGAAAACTCAGACGGCTCATTGCGTGATTCATCTGTTGTGTTTGGTGAGGTGACTTCTGCGCTTACAAAATTAGAATCACAAACAGAAAAAAGCGCGGCCGCACAAGCTATATTCGGAAAACGAAATGCCTCTGTAGCTCTTGCTCTTGGCGATTCGGCAGAAATTGTCGAAGAGTTTGGTGCCGTTGTTGATGATATGATATCCCCTGAGGCGCTGGCAGCTAGTGCGGAATTCGATAAATCGATGGCGAGGTTAAAACTAAGCTCACAGAATGCCACAGTCCAAATCGGCTCGGCTCTTACACCGGTAATCACCGACCTAATGGACGCGGCGACGGAGCTTACACCGGTAATCACAAACGTGTTCAAGAATGCCGTTCCTTTTGTGGAGAACTTCGTAAATGGTACGCGGTTCGCTTGGGCCGCAATAAAAGACCTCGGTCTGATGATGCTAGATGCGGGGAAGGTAATTGTTGCGGCATTCACCGCACCATTACGGGCCGCAATTGAGGCGGGTAACAAACTCCGCGAGCTAATGGGTAAAGACCCATTAAATCTCAAATACCTAGAAGAATTTTCCATGAGCAACACCCTCGGCAATTTGACCGAGCGGTTTAATGGGCTAGGCAAGGCCGGCAGTCATTCCGGCGATCTGTTGATATCCGGTTGGTTTGGTGCGCCGAAGGTTTTGGACGATACCGCAGATAGTGCGGAGGGCGTGGCCGGTGCTTTGGACAAGGTAACCGACGCAGCGAAAACAGGGCAGACAGAATTCGAAAAATGGCTCGAGGATTTCGAGGGCTTCAAAGACGAGTTCGATCCTAGTGAGTTCACGTTTAAATCGCCCGAAGAGATCGCCGAGCTTGAGGAAAAGGCATACCACGAGCGGCTCGGCTTCATGAGCGACTTCGTTAGCGCATCTGGCGACCTCGCGGAGGGCTTGTCCGAAAGGCTAGGAGCGAGCGCTGAGGAACAGGCGATGACCTCTTATATAGTAGGCAAGGCGAGCGCGCTGGCCGATATTGGTGTGAACACAATTGTTGCAGCGAGTAAAGCAGCAGCTCAGACGGGGATAGGAGCGGCGGTTGCTGTGCCAGCGATATACGCGTTAGGCGCTACACAAGCGGCGGCGGTTCTAGCGACACCAGCGCCTAAGTTCCACAGCGGCGGCATGATTGCTCCTGATGAGCAATTAATCACCGCACAAACCGGAGAGGCCGTTTTATCTCGCTCCGGCGTAGCTGCGGCCGGTGGTGCTAGTGGGGTGAACGAGCTAAACAGAGGCGGCGCGGCCGGTGGTGCTATTGTTGTTGTCAACCAATACCGGCACCGCGTTTTCGATTCTTTTATTATTGATAATTTGCGCCGAACGGGATCGCCACTCGCGGCGGCCATTGGCGCAACAGGTAGCAAGGCGGGCATATCATGAGCGTAGAAACCCCAGCAAATTTTCGCGCAATAATTGTTCCGGATACCCGAGCAACATTATTGACTTCGGAATCCACATATACCCAAGCCGACCCCGTTGTTGGAACGCCTGAAAAAGTAAGCGGTCAATCATCACTCACACTTTCGGCCAGCGGGACAGTCGCTGTTTCCGAAGATATAGTATTACAGGCGGCCTCAAGCGGCGGCCGCAGCGGTGCGAGCTTTTTATGGCAGAACACCGGTGACGCAAAGTTTAGAGGATACAACGGGCCGTCGATGGTGCAATCGTGGAGATCGTTAGCCTATTTCGACGGCAGCGGCTCCCCACATTCTGTCAGCGATCCACAAGCTGTCACGATGCCGAATGGGTCGGTTGTTATTGCGTTTGAACGGAGAACGGGCGTTGGCCGCGAGGTGGTGACGCGCAAATACACACCATCGACGGATACATGGAGCAGCGCGACGATTGTGTACCAAACAAG